CCTATCACAGTGAGGGTTATCCCAGTGTAGATCAGATAGCATAGCAATACGTGCATAAAGATTATCAATGATAAGCTCATGCACATTCTTAGAATGTTTAATCATAAGTAAAGTTTAAGTAATAGTCTAGTAATAAATGACAGGAGTACTCCTATAATAAAGCCCCATACTAGGAGCATCCAATTAGTTTTTGCTTTAGTTATCTGCACAGCTTTACGCTGCTCTTTAGCTTCTCTATAGATATACTTGTATTTGAGCACATCCTGTTTAAGCACCTTAGTTTTATACCTGTACTCTATCCTGGTCTGATACCTGGTCTTAGGCATCTCTAGGATCTGTATAATAGTATCTTTAGTGGTTATGAATTTTTCGTATCTAATCGTATCATTACGTATCACTGCAAAGCTATCTATGGTATTAATCTTAATTGTATCATTTGCTATACTTAAGCCAAACTTAACAGCCTTCTTATAGTGGTATTGTGCCTTCTTAGCGTCTGAACAGCTAAATAGTAGGGATAGTATTAAAAGTGGTAGTAAGTGTCTCATAAGCTCTCTAACATTGTTATCATTCGTGGGCATGGGTAGATATCACTCTTATCCTTTCTCACTGAATTGTGCGTAAATATACCACTTTCTCCACGTAAAGCACGTTTATCAATATCAAAGATGGTAGCAAAGTAAGTTCTAGGTATATTATACTGATTACATAAGTACACTAGAAGTTGTCTAGTGCTCTCTATTTGTGCATCTGTGTATTTTTGCCAATAGATATAGCCTTTGTACTTTTTATCTAAGATAGTTACCTCAGTGTAGTCTACTTTGCCACCCACATAGTTATAGTAGTATCCGTTCTTTTTGGTTAATGGTCCATAGTTACAGATCTCAATGCCTACTGATATCTTATCTAAGCTCTTGTATGGTACTCCTGACTCTGTGAATATCTCTTGCTTTAGGCCCAGGTGATAAGCCCAATTTTTAGAGCTAAAGCATTGCACGATTGTACCTCTTGCACCAATGATAAAAGCAGTGGCTACCTTGCCTACTTGATTGTTAAAAAATTTAGCTACATTAACAGCATCAGGTCCTCCTGCAGTATGGTGCAAATAGATCTGTTTCTTATCAGTAAGCTCATCTATGTATTGATCCTTAGATAGACGGTGTTGAACTATCTTTGTTATATCTAACTCCATCTATATCGTTTTTAATTTCTTTTGAACGCTGTAGTAAATTCTTAAATGCTGACCATATATCTATGCCTTTTACAGCCTTGTAATTTTCGGATATTGATATCACCTCTATACTACAAAGTACTAAAGATAGTATCTTAGTTAGCATCAAAGGCACACTAAAAAATGTTAAAATAATATCGTTAAGGATAAACTTATCTATCAGGTAGAAACCAATAACGGCCACCTCATATAAAAACAACTTAGATACAATGGCTGATAGTTTACGAGATGTGATAGGGATGCCTAATTTCTTAGACTTCCATATACCTGTTAGCGTATCTACTGCAATAGCAAACCCAATCAAAAAGAGGATACCTGAGATTGGTAAAAAGAAAGAGCCTACCACTGCGAAAAGTTGAATAATGTATTTTTGAATTGAGGATAAAAGAATGGCTAACTGTACTTTCATTAGAGAATAAGAATAGAGTTATTATATCCGTTCTCTCTGAAAGTTCCACAGGTGCCTAAGCAAGTGGTTTGGTATTGGTTAATGCAGCTGCAGTTATTAAACATTGGCCTAAGATCAGTATCCTGATTAGTGGTAGATATGAACTGAGGAAATAGATTTCTATTAACTAACAGCCATCTAATAAGTCTTTGCTCAAAAAAGCTAGCTTTCTGTGCATAGTGCTCCATACCGAAGGCTACCTCATTACGTGATACACTAGCTGAGTAGTCACCTGACTGAGTCTGAAGTCCTTTGTTCTTAAGTTGGTAGGTTAATCCGAAAACAGCATCTTCAGCAGATCTCCAAGCTATCACAGGTTGAATAAACTCTACTAAATTTATCTCATCAGGATTAAGTGCTGTGTTATTATACTGAGTTAATAAATAGTTATAGAAAGTAGTGCCTAAGATAGGCTGTACTCTAAGAGCTGCCTGCGTAGCTATGTATGGTGTTACATCTGTTACATCCACATTGGCTGTAATAGGTGTGTTAACTTTTAGATAAGTTTCAGTGATAAAATATAGCATCAGACAGTAGGTGTTATTGTTGGGGTTGTTTCAATGGGAGGTAAATCAGCTAGAGCTCTTATCTCGTTTGGTGTCATATTATCTAATATCTTCTGAGCTACTGTAGGATGCATAGCACTGATAAGATTGTTTATTCTCGAAGCATCACCCTCTAGCTCTACAATAGACTCATCTATGACCTGGAAGTTATTGATAGTGAAATCTGCAGGTATTTTTGAGATTGTTAGTAACTCGTTGAAAATATGCTGAACACATGATCTAAGCTCCATTACTACATTCTTTTCAAAGATAACATAAGCCTGCTTAATATCTGCACCACCACCTAAGCTACCGGTAGTTCTTACTCCCATTAAGATAGGATCTATTGTGTGAGCAAAACAAATCTGCTCAGTATTAAGCTGTGAAGCTTCTTGAAATAAACTATCATTACCATTAGTAGGCATTGCTTCTATCTTAGGTAACTGCTCCGCAGAATTTGCAAAAAATGCAACAGCTTTGCCCGCATTGGCCGCTCCTTTCATTCGATCTATTGTCTCTTTGATCATGTGTTTTTCCTCCTCACTTTGTGGCCTCTTAGGGAACATCATAGCAAATGAAGGGAAAACACTATTTTGGATATTAGACTTAGCAAAGTACGAAAGCTCGCCACTCAAAAATGCAAAATTTAGACAGGAGCTGTACTGGGGTAGAGAATAGTGGTCCTGCCCAATTGACTTAATCTCATAGCAGTATAGTTGCTCATAGTCAGTGTTAGCTATGTGGTATGGTTTAATCTCTTGGATGCCTATTCTCCTGCTCCAATCATCACAAATAAAATACATTCTTTTATCAGCACTTACTCGCACCTTCTCAGGAGATACATTCTCTATCCTAGTAATCTTTTTACCTTGGCCATAGCATATCTTAAAGTATACTCTATTATGGATGATGAGCTGCTTAGTGGTAGCCTTTACTATATGCTTAAGATTAATTTTCCTTTCAAAAGTATAAAGCTCTAATTTTTCAACAGTAGTTAATAGATCAGTCTTAAGGGCAAAGCCACCACCTATCACTGCATTAGTCTTAAAGTCCACAATGGCACCATGCAAAGGTGATGAGTAATACATCTGATTAAGTAGACTAGGATAGAGATTATCAGCTCCGAAATTCTGCCACATATTAGCACTGTACCTACTATCTACATAAGGTAGTGTAAGATTGCCAGGGCCCACAGGCATAAATGGGGTGCTAAAGGATTGGTAGCCTTCTACCACTTCAGGAGCTGTGCTCTCTTTCTTAAAAAAGTTGTTATACCATGCCATAATTAATCGTATATTGAGTTGCCTACAGGCCCACTTACCACCATTCTACCCTCTTCTATCACTACTCCTGTGGATTGTGCAATGGTTAAAGGTAAAGTGTAAGGTGTTGAGCTCTGATAAACTTGGTAAATAAATTGTCCTTGCTTTAAGATGATGTCTACTGGTTCGTTGAGTACAAAAAGATTGTACCTTTCAGGCCATAAGCTAGTATCAGCAGTAGTAAATAACTGAGGCACACTAGCAGTATTCATCTCATTAGTGAACGCAAATAGATAATGAGGGGTGGGTACAGTAGTTACCTCTGTTAAGGTTAGCACTACCTGGTTAATAACTCCTTGCTCAATGTATATCATAACTATATTATATGATGTTAGGCAAATGTTTAGAAATAAAAAAAGCCCCACAAATTGCAGGGCTAGTTTTCTTAGGAGTTTACCTTAAACTAAACCTAAAGCAGTGTAAGAAGATACACCACCTGTGAGGATAACCTCTAGTGCTAAAGACTCATTCTCAGCTACCAAAGTAACTGTGTACTTAGAACCATCAGCTCTAGCAACACCAGAACCTTCTCCAGTAGCAGTAAGCTGCAAGTATGGGAAGTACCAATATCTACCATTAGCATCTAATACTACACCTGCAAGGTATTGTTGGCCTGATGCAAGTATCTTAAGTGAATTAGACTTAGCAGCTTCACGTCGGTGAAATACTAGGTTAATAGTTTGTGTTACAAAAGTTGAACCATTGATTAAATCAGCAGCCTGCTCTTCTGTATAGTTTGATGTATTTCTGCGAATGAAGTAACCTTCAAATACAGGGGTAGTAGGTGCTAAAGTAATAGCTGTAACCTCGTAGTTTGGATAAGTAGTATTACTTGTAACAAGAGCTATCTGCTCTTGAGGTATAAACCATACCTGATAGATACCTCCACTGTTATTATCACACGATTTTTGAATGCCCTCGAGGGCTGTACATAGTGGCATATTTTTAAGTTTTATATAAAGGGGCCGAAGCCCCTCTATGAATTAATAATTAAGATCCGTAAACGATATCAGTTGGATTAACAAAGCTAAAACCTACCTTCATGTTAGCACGAGTTCTGATTACAGGCTC